CCCCGACGCGGCAACGCGGCAAGCGCGGACGCCGTCATGGACCGCGCCAAGGGAAACCTTCGTGAGTATGGCCGCTGGCTGGACGAAAACCATGACCTCGCAATCGGCGTCCTGGATGATCTGGTAACGAACATTATCGGCGCGGGCGCTGGCATTGAGCCAATGGCGCGGAACATGCGGACCCGTGAGCCGGCGACGGAACTGAATAAGCAGCTCGCGGAGTTGTGGGAAGAGTTCTGGCAATATCCCGAAGTCACCGGCGAATTGCCCGGCAGCGAGATGGAGCGGATCGTTTGCCGCTCATTTTTGCGGGACGGAGAGGTATTCGCGCAACACGTCAATAAATCCGTTGCGCCTTACACCAGTCGAATTCCCTACGCGTTGGAATGGCTTGAATCTGATTTCGTGCCTTTCGATCTAACCGACGCATCCCGCCTCATTGTCCATGGTGTGCAAAAAGACGGCTGGGGCCGCGCCATTGGCTATTACGTTCTCAAGCAGCATCCTGGTTCGCTGATTCTACCCGGCTCACGATTCGATACTGTTTTCCTTCGCGCTGAAAACATGATGCACCTCAAGCTGGTGAAACGATTGCACCAGACTCGCGGTGTCTCGATTTTCCATGGCGTGCTGACTCGGCTGGACGATCTAAAAGATTACGAAGAAAGCGAGAGAATTGCCGCGCGCGTTGCAGCAGCGTTGACGGCATTCATTAAGCGTGATTCGGCGCTATCGGATACCGTCACCACGACCGGCGAAGAGAGTCAGACCGGGAGCCGTTCTTTTTCGATGGAGCCTGGCTTGATCTTCGACGGCTTGCAACCCGGTGAGGATGTCGGCGTTATCGACTCGAAGCGCCCGAATCCTAATCTGGAAACATTCCGTAATTCGCAATTGCGGGCCATTGCATCCGGCACCGGCACTCGCTTTTCCAGCATCGCCAAGAACTACAACGGCACGTATTCCGCGCAACGGCAAGAACTTGTTGAAACGGTCGCGCATTATCGACGCATCTTTGATTACCTTCGCGAGAAATTCTATCTCCCCGTCTGGCGGCGATTTATTGATGCATCTCGGCTTTCTGGATTGTTGCGCGTACCGGCTGGCGTTGATGAAATGAGTCTCTATCGCCCTGAAATCCGTCCGCCGCAAATCCCGTGGATCGATCCAAAGAAAGAAATCGAAGCCTTTCAATCCATGGTCGAGGCTGGATTTAGAAGTCGGCAACAGGTTATTCGTGACTTGGGCGGCGATCCGGCAACGGTTGACGCACAACTCATGGCCGATCCGCTGGACGTTCGCCCGCCGCTGGATTCGCAGCCGAAACAGCAAACGCCACAAGAGGCACCAGTACAGGATCAAGCGGCATGAGTACAAGAGACCTAAGCGCGTTGCAAGATGGCCGCTTTGAGCGGTTTGCAGTGCTGGATTTGCGGGAAGCCAATCTCGAAAGCCGAACCGTTCCCGCGTCGCTATCCAGCGAATCGCCAGTTGATCGATTCTTTGGCCGAGAGATTCTGGTTCACGATTCCGACGCCGTTGATTTGAGTCGGGCCGGTGATGGATTGCCGCTGCTATGGAATCACAATACCGATGAGCCAATCGGCGTGGTGGAGCGAATTAAAATCAAGGACGGGAAATTGCGCGGCGTCTTGCGGTTTTCAAATAACAAGAAAGCCATTGAAGTATTTAATGACGTGCGCGACGGGTTTTTAAAAAATATCTCTATTGGATATCAGGTCAAAAAATTTGAAGAACAGGCGAATAGTAACGACATCCGCGTGACTGGATGGACGCTACTGGAATCAAGTGTCGTAACGGTGCCGGCGGACGCATCCGTTGGAATTAATCGGTCTTTAAGTGGAGTTAATGCAATGGCTGATGACAATCACACGCCGGCTGTCGAAGTCGGAACTACTGATAATCCTGGCGCTGGCAGTGAGCCGGTTGTGCCGATTCGGCAAATCGATGCCAATGCCGTACGCGCTAAAGCAGTTCTGGATGAGCGCAATCGACTGAAAGAAATCGATGGCATCTTTGCTAATCCAATTGTCCCCCGTGATTCGGTGTATGACGGCATTCGAGCGCAAGCGCTGCATGAAGGATGGAGCGCCGACCAAACCCGCAAAATCGTTATGGAGACGCTGGGCGGAGAAGCGGAACCGGTTTTCAACCAAGTCGCGGTGCCTGATGACGTGCAAGTTTTCGGCGTTGGTAGTCGCGCTCAACCCGCCGCTTCCCCGGCTTATCAGCCGCGCCCGTTGGGTGCTGGTGTCCGCATGGGCGAAGATCAGACTGAGAAATTCCGCAACGGATTTACCGAAGCGATGCTGGTTAAGGCCGGCGTGCTGACGGATCGTAAGTCGATTGACGGCGCGCGGGCTGGTGGGTTCGTGGGCAAGCGGTTGATCGTTCTCGCTGGCGATTACTGCCGGATGCACGGCATCAACACGCAAGCCATGGACGACGACGCCGTGGCTAAACGGGCTTTGACTTACCGAGCGGCTGGGCAAACCACGTCCGACTTTACAAATATCCTCGCCAACGTCGCGAACAAGTCGCTGCTGCAAGGCTGGGAAGAGGCTCCAGAGACGTGGCAGACCTGGACGCGGCGCGGGACTCTGCCGGACTTCAAGACTGCCGAGATTAGCGGCCTTTCCGGCTTCACCGGGCTGGACGAGGTGCCAGAAGACGGCGACATCAAGTACGGAAAGTTCACGGATCGAAAAGAGACCATCCAGCTTGTGAGCTATGCGAAGAAGTACCGCATTACCCGCAAGCTGATCATCAACGACGATCTGCGCGCCTTGTCGGCCATCCCTCGCGCGATGGGCCGGGCCGGAAACCGCAAGGTGGGGGACATCACTTATGCCCTGTTGAACGGAACGGGTCCGACGCTGAACCAAGATTCGACCGCGCTTTTCGACACCTCTTCGCACAAGAACTATGTCGCCGCCGCGACCGCGCCCACGGTGGCCACGCTGAATACCGCTGCCGTGGCCATGGCGAAGCAGACCGACCCGAACACCAGTGCCGTGCTGAACATCCAGCCGCGATTCCTGATGGTCCCGAAAGCTCTGGAGTCTACCGCGCGCGTGCTGATAGCCGCCACTTACGACCCGGCTGGTACCGCTGGCACCTTGCCGCCGAATCCGTTTAGCGGCCGCTACGAAGTCATTACGGATGCCCGGCTGGATGGACAGACTTACGGCACCGCCGCGTGGTACCTGCTGGCCGATCCCAACATCTTCGACACGTTCGAGGTCGCCTTCCTGAACGGAATGGCCGAACCATACATGCGGGAAAACGAGGAATGGGACGGGCAAGGTACGAGTTATCTGGTCGGCGTTGATTTTGGCGTGTCCGCTCTCGATTTCCGGTCCGTCCACAAGTATCGCGGCAACTAATCCATTCAATCACGCCGCCCAATCATGGGCGGCTGATTAATCAGTTTGAGGATACAGTCATGGCTCAAAGTCTTTCTGAAGGCGAAGTTTTCAACTACACGACTACCGGCGCTGTCGCTAATGGCCAGTTGCTAGTTATCAATCGCATGGTTGGAGTTGCGCTGAATTCAGCCACAGGTGCAGGCAAGAAAATCGCGATTGCGCTGGAAGGTGTATTTCCGCTGGCTGCTGTTGCGACTGGCGCAAAGACGAATGGAAATCGCGTTTTCTACCGCACCACCGGCTCGCAGTTTAAAGCCGCTTTCGCTTCCGGGGTCGCCACCGGTGGCAAGCACACGATTGGCACGGTTTGGGAAACTGCCACCGCCGCATCCACGACTTGCAAAGTCAAGCTCATCGGCGGACCTATGGGAGTGCTGGCGTAATGCGCGGCAATATCACGGCATGGGCATATCTGAACAATGGTGCGGAAGCTCTAGCAACTGAGCTTTATGCAATCTTCGGTTGGGAATAACCCATGTCGGATTTTAGCGACTTGATGAGTGGTACTGCGGTTCCGCTGATCAAGTCGTTCTTTGGAGACGCGGCAACCTATACGGTTGATTCCACGGCTGATGAATTGGCCGTGGTCGCTATCGTCGATAAAGACGTGGTAAATCCACTGACTGAAGCCACGTCAGCCATTGAAAAGCAGACGATCATCACGATTGCCACTGTTGATCTTGCGGGCAATATACCGCGTCGTAATGACGTGATTACCATCGGTTCGGATCGATATATCGTGCTGAAACGTGACTCAGATGATGGCTATTTTTCTCGGATTATCGTAAGGGCTGGCGATGATTGAAGTCGAGGTCAACGAACAGCAACTGAATGAAGTACGGGAGCGCCTTGCTTATATCAAGAACGGCGCAACCAAGGCGCTCTATCGCGGGTTGAATAAAACGGCTTCACGCGCAAGAACGCGCTTTTCTCAGGAAATCGCAAAGCAAGTCAATTTATCGTCTAGCAAGATCAAGAGTAAATTGGATGGACCGGCGCAACTCTTTAATAATCGCGCTAACTCTAATCAACTTAGGTCTATTTTATCAAGCAAGAAAACTGGAACACGAATGGAGAATTTCTTAACGTCTCTATTCCCGTTTCGGGCTGGTAGGCCGTCTGATCCAATCGTCGTTAAAGTAAAAAAGACACCCGTCAAGATATTAAGCGGATTCTGGGTTCCGGCAAAGAATAGCGGCGGATACCTCATTGCAGTTATGAATGAGGTATTGCGCTCGCAAGGCATGAAGAACGCCATTAATCCAAATAGCCGGTTGCCTTATACGGTCCTTTATGGTCCAGGCCCAGGGCAGATGTTTGAATCGGTCACTACCGACTTAGGGCCAGAGTTGAGCGAGTATTTGCAAAAAGCGATTGATGCGGAAACCAGTTGGTTGATTCAAAAAAACCCGCCTCCCGCTGGCGATGGCACGGGTGAAGACTAATGCCAACCGCTAAACGTGAACTCGCAATCGCCGCGCTGGCAACGCGATTGAACGCAACCCGTAATCCATATCCACAGGATTACGACGAAACGCCATTTTATGCGTTGATCGAGGGCGAGGAAACGGTTTTAAGCCGTGACTATGACGATGTTTTGGTTGTTGCTAGTTTAACGGTTGAGGCGATTAATCGTTACGATGAAGATGCTAGCCGAACCACAGCCGCGAATGCGCTGCTGGCTTATTTGATTTCAACGGCGCTTGGCGCCGATCCGACACTTGGCGGATTGGCTGAGGGTTTGACGTATACCGGTGGCGCAACTCTTTTTTCTGATACTGGCAGTGTGCTAATCGGCGCTGTTGCGCGGTTTGATTTGACTTATCGGCATGTCGCCGGTAGCCCTTATTGACGGAGAAACATCATGGCTATTTTGACTACTCAAACGATTGAATACGAGAGCGCCGCGAGTCAACAGTCGTTCGCGGCGCTGACGGATTCCGGCGATCATACCGTTTTTACTTCCGCGACCACGCCTTGGAGTCAGGCCAGCGGCTATGAGCCGGTGATCGGTCCGTATGGCGTCATTGATGGCGGTGCGGTTATTCCGGCAGTCAGCACGACAAATGACCTTGTGGATGCTGCTGCCGTGGTACTGATGGCTCCAGGAATGACGGGTGCAAGTGCGACCACGGGCCGGATTACCGTTGCCGCTGACACTGATTTGTCTTGCACTCGCGGGTCTTCGACGAACACGCATATTATCAACAGCATCACCGTGAATTCTTCGGGCGCTTATGCCGTGGTGGCCGGGACTGCTACGACTGCTTTCAGCGAGACGCGCGGCTCTTCCGGTGGTCCGCCGTTCATCCCGGTCGGCTCAATCGAGGTGGCTCAGGTCCGCTTGACTTCGATCACTGCCGCGCCGATTACCGCTGATGAAATCTATCAAGTGGTTGGCACGCATCAAGAACGCTATGACTATCCTGTTTATTCAGTAGATTACTTGCGCGGTAAAGTCACTTTCGCGACCGCGCTCCCGCTGATCCACACAGGGTCCGTGGCGAAGTCGGTACGTGCTCGCGTGGCGACTCCAGTTTTTGCTGAAAAAGCCAATGCGCGCGACTGGGTTCCGGCTGAGACTTCCAACACCACGAACTCCGAATCGTACTACGACGGCAATTTGGGGTCGGTATCGTCCAGTTTGGGACAAGCCAGCTTTACCGCCGCGCTGACTGATGGGGTCACTGATGGGTTGTTGAGCAAAGTCGGGCAAAAGCTGATCTTCCGGTTTAAGCCGTCGCGTGCCGGTTCCGCGTATCAGTTGACCCAAGGCGTATTGGGCGTGGCGCGCACATTCGGCGTGAAAAGCTCCCCGCAGGGGTCTTTCACGGTATCGCCGGAACAGGCCAGCGTGGACTTCACGGGACTCTAAGATATGAGCTTCGACCTTGAGCGGTTCCGGTCTTGTGCATCGCAATTGTCGCCACGGACGGCGGCGGTTCCGGTGGATGATCTGGCGCATTGGTTCCCGGAAGGCGCCAAGCCGGTCTGGACGGTGCGCGGATTGACGGGCGTGGAGATTGCCACCGCCAACGATGCACAGGGCCGTGCAAGGCTCTATGCGGCGACCGTTGAAGCCCTGGCCAGTGCGGCACACTCCGACCAAGCCGACGCGCTCAAGAAGCTCTTCGGGGCCGATGGGGAACCGCCTGAAGACCTGGCTAAACGGTTCGATCATCTGGTCTTCGGGAGCGTTGACCCGAAAATTGCCCGCGAGGATGCGATTCGGTTGTTTGCCCTGTATCCAGTTGTAGGTTATCAGCTCACTAATAAAATCCTTGAGCTTACCGGCCTTGGGCCAGACTTGGGAAAAGTGCCGCGCTCTACGGACTCCCCGATGTCGTAATGGCTTTGCAGCTTTGCGATATGAAGGGGCGATTTCTCTTTGAGTGTCGCCCTGATTTATTTTCGCAAGGGCAATTGACAACGGTAGAGTGCGAACTATGGGGAATGTATTATGAAGACAAGGCAAGAGCGGCAAAATAATGGCTGATCTGCAAAGTGTTGTCGAGCTTATTTTTCGTGGGACTGATGAAGTCACTCAGACCGCTAATAAGGTCGGAAAGAGCTTACAAGATTTAAATGACTCTGTTGCTGATATTACTGAGCCATTTTCAGACCTATCAGATAAGCTAGCTATTGTCCAAGCCGCGTTTGTTGCTGTTGCTGGCATCATTGGCGGACTTGCTTATAACGAATCCGTTAAGTTCCAATCATCGCTGCTCGATCTTCAAAAACAACTCGATGATAGCGAAGGGAATGCGCGTCAATTCGCGGATGCTATTAACGAGGTCGCTCTCAAATATGGACAAAACGCGAATCAAGTAGCGACGGCCACCGCTGATTTTAAAGCGGCAGGATTTTCAATCAGCGAAAGCCTAACGCTAGTTCAATCAGCGCTGAATTTATCCATCGCTGGCGGCGTGAATTTCGATCAATCCGTTAAGATCATCAATAGTTCTCTAGCTGGGTTCCAAGTCGCTAATGAAGACGCTATTGGAGTATCAAAGCGTTTCTCTGATGTTATCAACAAAGCGGCTGATCTTACCAAGTCTTCATTTACTGAATTAGCACAAGGGTTCTCTGATTTGTCGCCGGTCGCTAAACTGGCCGGATTATCGTTTGAAGATACCGTCGCGATTCTTTCCAAGGTTATCGACGTTTTTGGTGGAGGATCAGAAGCGGCAAACGCGCTAGGATCGTCATTCGTTAATTTGCGCAATCCTACTGAAGCCATGGCGGCGCAAATGATTGATCTTGGCGTTAAGTTTGATTCCGCCGGGAAACCCATAGGAACTATTAAAGAGCTTCTCAATACGATTGTTCCAAACTTTATTAAACTCACTAACGAGCAACAATCATCGGCAGCGGCAACGCTCTTTGGTAAAGAGCAATACGATAAGATGATTCCAGTCTTAACTGCCTGGAATGACACCATGAAATTATCCGCCCAAATCACGAAAGAGGCGGGAGGGAGTATCGATAAGGAGGTAAATCTACGATTACAGTCTGCACAACAAATCATTGCGTCAACCAATGAGTCTTTCCGCCAATTACTGACCAGTCTTGGCGATAAGTTTGAAGTTAATACGACCGGCGTTATTTCATCGCTTGGCGCTCTTGCGATTGAATTCAAAAAGACCATCGAAGCGGGTTCTCTTGATCCGTTGTTTGCGTTATTGAATCCGCAACTAGCCGAACTTGAAAATATCTTTCGGACTGTTGCCAAGAATCTGCCGGACGCATTGTCTGGAGTTGATTTTCAGCCGCTTGTTAATTCTTTAAAAGCACTTGGCGAGCAAGGCAAGGCTGCGTTTGAAGCCTTGTTTGGCGATATTGACATTAGCACACCAGACAAACTAGCCGAGTCTATCCAGCGGGTTGTTGACGCAATATCAGGAATTGTTAGAATAACCGCTGGAGAACTAGGCGGGTTAAAACCATTTCTGGAAGGAATTAATAAACTAGCCACGGCATTTAAGGATGCAACGCCGGAAGCGCAAGGATTTATCGGGACCATTATCGGTTTTGGGTCTGGACTGAATACCGCAACTGGATTTTTAGATACCGCGCTTTTGTCGTTTATCGCATTCGGAAGCAAGGTCACACCAGAACTAGCGGCGCTCAAAGCGGAGGCGTTGCTAGCAGCGGCGGCTATCACAGGTCCAGCCGGTATAGCGGTTGCGCTTGGCGTTGCGGCGGGCGCTATTGCGCAATTCCTGATTCCTGCCGATAAGCTGGCGGATTGGTCATGGCCGGATTGGCTAGCCGGGTATGAGGGCGCGTCAGCCGGAACCGCCGCTGCCGACATTGCCGATGGGTTTGTTGCGCTAAAAAATCGGGTAGACGAATGGATTGGAACATCTAAAGAGCTTGAGAATAATGCCCCATCAACCATAAAAGTAACCAGTTTTGACGGCGCTATATCGGAAATCGCGCGATATGAACAAAGCATAAGAGACGCCGATAAAGAATATACCGATCTTGTTAACTTCCTCGCAAAGCCGGTCCCGGTTAGTTCATGGGATGGCATACTAGCGCAACTCAACAAGATTGACGAAAAGACAAAAGACGCCAATGATTCGACAAAAAAATATATCGGCACACTGGAAGGATTGCCGGAATTAAAACTTCCTGATAATGTCAACGTCTCTTTAGCATTTCAGGAAGCCGGCAAAGCGGCTGGAAATTACAGCACGGCACTAGCCGGCATATCCACTAAGTATGAGCAAGTTGGAAGCGGTACGGTAAAAGCCACTGGCGCTTTTGCTGCTGTCTCAACCTCCGCCGAAGATAACGCGAAGAAAGTAGAAAAGGCAACGAAAGAGGCCGATAGCTTCCGCATTAAAATGGAGGAAATAGCTAGTAACGAACGAATTAAGAACATCGAGGCGTTTGTTAGTCTGAACGTTGCAGACTTGGAAGCGCAAACCAAGCAAGTCGAGGCCGCGTTTTCGAGCATCAATGAAACGATTAGCGGGACTGGCGATCTATTAGGATCGCTATTCGGGTCACTGAGTAGCGCCGATACTTACACAAAGCTGCAAATCACAGAACAAATTGATCTTGAGAACAAACGACGCGAGGCCGCGTTGGAACTGCAAAGGCAACTCACGCAAGCCACGATTGAAAAGATTCAAGCGGAGACGCGTAGAATAGAACGCGGAGACGCGCTGATTACTGTCGAAGCCGCTGGTTTAGAGCCTCACCTGGAAGCAATCTGGTTTCAAATCATGAAATACATTCGCGTGCGAGTTAATTCAGACGCCGAGCAATTCCTATTGGGTTCAACATGATTTCAATTACCGCGATAACGTATGATCCAGACGGCGTTATACTCATTCATAACGCGAGGGTCAATAATCCCTATTCAGCGAATCGCCGGGGGAGCGTTGTCGATACTTTGGACGGCGCGGTATCCGTGTACGATACCGGGTTCTCCGAATCTGATCAGACGCTCACGATTGATATTGTCAATCCGTCGCTGGATATTCTGCAAAAACTCAAATACCTCATCAGCCATTACAGCCAAGTGAGACTGTCATGTGAAATGGGCGTTTATACGGTCATCCTATCGACCGCTGTCAATAAGAATAAGCTCAATATCAGCGCTAGAATCATCGCCAAAATGGATGGAACATCATGACCGCTGCAATGTACTGGTATGACCACGCTTGGAAACTGATTAGCACGGGCGGGCTTGATCTGGACACCTCAGAACTCCGTATTCGGCTCGTCACATCGGGCTACACATTCAATGCCGCGCACACGCAATGGGACAACGGAGCGAATGACAGCACTGACCCAAGCTATAATGAGTTGACCACTACCGGCGGATATACGGTCGGAGGTAAGCAACTCACGACGCCAGTGGTCACTAATTCAAATATTAACTACGATAATTTGACCTGGACTTCGCTAACCGCCACATTCCGACAAGTGATTTGCGTTGCAGTCGGTACTTTCGGCGGAGTGACGAATCCCGTGGTTTGGAGAATGCTCCCCAACTCCGACGATACGGACGTGATCTCAGTCAGCACGGATTGGTCGATTAATTGGAACACTACCAATAAGCTCTTCTACAAGCCTTAATCATGGCCAAACCGTTACTTGCGATTGGCTGTGATGGTGCCTTTAGTCTTGATTTCCCACTCGGCCAAAAAATAGACTCATCCGGCAATCCCTACTTGCACGGGAATCGAGTCTATTTCGGTCGCAATACCTCAAACGTCTGGGGTATTGCGCTGGGCGATGATGGCAGTCAGTATTGCGCATCGGACCTCAAATATTATACCGATACCGAGAGCCTATCCGCGTACTCAGAATATGCGATGACTACGCGCAAGTTTAATCAGGACGGCGATTTGTTATGGTATGCGAATCACGGCGCGGCGTGTTTCGGTATTGCGATTGATGATTCAGAGAATATTTATGTCTATGGAGACGCGGTGAATTCGAGCGGCGCTGTCAGAACGACGCCCGGCGCAACTGGCTATTACAATCTCAGAAAATACAATTCATCAGGTGCATTGCAATGGTCAACAGATACCGGGTATTCATCGCCTCACCTCGATAATCCGTATCCTCGCCCGATAGTCTATCGTGGCGGTTATATTTATGTTGGCGGAACGGCATTCCCCTATACTGAAAACATCCTTGTTAAAATAGACGCATCGGACGGTAGTATCGTTTGGAGTGCCTGCAATGAGTTTAATTCGGCGATTCGCGGCATTGCTGTGGATTCATCCGGGAATGTGTTCATCGCTGGATTTTTCTGGAATACCGGAGTAGTACAGGCAGTTCGTAAATACAACGCCAGTGGTAGTTTTGTCGCTGGCGCAATAGGACCGGTCAACGATAGTAGCTATAACAGCCAAGGCACGGGGATTGTCGAACTATCGAGCGGACACTTTGCGGTCTCTATGACGCCCGTGAGCTTAAGCGGAACGTATTATGTCTTCTACGAATACGATTCCAGTCTAAACTTCATTACCAAGGATTCAGGATTCGGGAATTACACGCTTTCGGCAATTTCCATTGACTCGGATGATACGATTTATGGTGTTCGGGTAGTCCCATCCGGCGGGAGTTCTGGGCCAGCGACTCGCACGGTTTTTGGGATCGTGGGCTATGCGATTGATTGGCAGGCCACCACGTTTGGAACAAATACCTCCGACGTGGCCGGTAACGCGCTGGGCGCGATCTGCTTATCAGTTCGAGAAGTCCAGACTCCGGCATTAAGACTGCCGATTAATCTAGGGACACCGACCATATCCGGCATGGTCTATGTCAGCCCTCCAGGACTGGCGCTAGGACTAGCATTAGGTATTCCGACGATTACCCGCTATTATGTCGGACTCCCGGTTCCGGTCATTCATCGT